CTCCTGATCCTTGCCGGTGCGTGCGGTGTAGTCCGCAGCCAGCCCTGCATCGATCTTGCCGAGAAGCTCGACCGTCTTTGCCATGTCGGCCTTATTGCCCAGTGCGATGGTCCAGGCGTTGTGGATCATGAAACCTGCACCTTGGGTGATCTCCACCTCATCGCAGGCCATGCAGATTCCGGTAGCCGCTGATGCCGCCAGACCGTCCACATGGGCGATGACCTTGGCCTTGTGCTGCGAGATGGCTGTCATCATTGCCCGGGCCCCGAACACATCACCGCCTGGCGAGTCGATCCGCAGGTGGATGGTGTCCACGTCCAAGGCGGTCAGGGCCTTCACGAACTCGGTTTCGTCAATGTCGCCCCAGTAGCCGCCGATCACGCCATGCAGGTACACGGTGGCCTCTGCCCCGCTGGTTTCGGCACGCAGCGGCTGGGATGCCGCGGCGTTACTCTTCGCCAGCTGCAGCAGCTTCGGAATCGTCATCGTTCTCGTCCTTCTTGGTGGTGTCGCCAGGCCGTGCCTGGTAGTCAGTGGGGTTGTAGAGCCGGTCCCCGCCCTCGACGGGCGGCAGGTTCTTCATCCGGCGCACTTCATTGATCCTCATCCAGCCCTGTGTACCTGGACCGCCGAGCGCTTTGCCGAAATACTCACCCTGGGCCTTTGAGTCACCGGCCATGAGACCGTCAACGTTGTGCTCCACGAAGAAGCGCGAGGTCAGGAACAGCTTGCGGTTCAACTCGTCGCGGAAGCGCTTCAGGTGCGGTCCCAAGGTGTGCTTTACGAAGCTGATGCTCATTTGCTCGATACCGGAACCAAAGCTACTGGCCTTGGTGGTCTCGCCGATCATGTGCGGAGGAACCCCGAAGGCCCGGGCAACGTCGATCACCTGCCATTGCCGTGACTCCAGCAGCTGCTGGTCCACGGCGGACATGGTCAGCTCTTTTACATCCAGCCCCTGCGTCAGGATCAGCGGGATTCTTCGATTGCCTTGATTGCCGCCGTACTTCTTTACCCACGCATCGCGGAACTCGTCCTGCTGCGCCGGTGCCATCTTGCCGGCAGTGGTGATGGCCACCTCGGGTTTCCCGCCCTCGCTGAAGAACTTCCCGGCGTGCTCGTCACCCTGCAGAGCGATACCAATGCCATTGCGCGCGCCCCACTGGATCACGGACATAGAGTGGATACCGTTGAATCCAAATCCGGGCAGGTGCAGCACGTCCGCCTGATCGACGGTGAAGTACCCCTCCTTGTCGGAGAAGGTGTACTGAAGGCGTCTCTCATCGCGAGGGGAATTACGCTCCTGCTCCAGGATCTGCACCTGATTGCGTGGCCAGGGCATGATGGCGGTCACCTGTCCTGCGCGATTCCGCTTCAGATAGGCAAGCCCATCACCGCGCAGCAACACCTGAGCAACCAGGTACTCCCATGCTGCTGCAGCTGGCCAAGAAGAGCTCATCTGCTCATTGAGCAGCCACCAGAAATCATGGTCGGCTCGTTCGCGCGACTGCGATGTGCGCTCGTAGACGTGGACCGGCAGCTGCGAAATGGCTCCTGCGATCAAGCTCACGCAAGAGAACACCGCCGAGACGCGCATCGCGCTGTCAGGCGTCACCACAGCGCCGGATGCAGTAGTCGGATTCCCGAAAATCTCGAACATCCGTAGGCTGGAAGACGAGACTGTCTCGCCTTCGACCACATTTCCGATTGTCGGCTCTACCCGGTCTCGCGGGTCAGGGCGCGGGCTGCTTCCAAATAGTCCAAGCATCAGTTCATCACCACGAAGCCTTGTGAAATAACGCCGTTCCCCGCTTCGGGGTTCAGCTCCATGAGCGATACCGCATCGAACACCGCCATTAGCGGGTCGATCTTTGCCGAGCCAGAGGCCTGCTTGGTGATCAAGATTGCGTTCCCGCGCGGCTCGATCTTCGCGTTGCTGACACTCCAAGCCATCAGGGGCTGCCCGCTGTGCTGCAGCGAGCCCTCAGCTAACCGGCGCTCGGTTGTCTTGATTGCGCCGCCGAGACGCCAGCCTTGCGATACCGCCTTGATCTTGTCCTGCGGGACACCAGCTTCCTCCAGGGCGTCAAGAACCGCGCCAATGCCAGCCGGGTCAGCGCCGACGCCAGCAAGCAACCCTGCATCCTCAAGGTCTGCAACACACGCGGCCAGCTCTCGCACGTCGTCGCCGATCTGCTCCACCAGGCCCAGATCACCGTCCGCAGCGAAGTCCCGCAAGCGCGGGGCGATATCCTGCCGCCGCTGCAACACAGATGGGTGCGCCCAGGCCCGCGTCCACACCAGCCAGTTGCGCGAGTCCGATTCACGCCCCACCACCGCCAGCCCCAGCAGATCGTCCAGGCCGCCGCCGTCGATCCCAACGGTTACGACCTCGCAACGGGCCATCAGGCTGTCCAGCGTAAGCCCCGGCAGCGCTCGCGCCAGCCAGTAGTCAGCACCGGCCCAGCGGTCGGACCTCAGTGCCAGACCAATCTCCACATTGAGGTGCTTGGCCAAGAACTCCTGCAGCTTGCCGTCGCGGGAGTTCTGCAGGCGCTTGAGCTGCCCCTCGATCCATTCCGCATTGACCGACCGGCCAATGTTCGGGTTGGTGATGTAGTAGTTCTCCGGCTTGAGGTAGTTCTTGGCCTCGACCATCGCCTGTGGGAACTCATAGAGAACGCCCAGCGTGGCCGGGTCCAACGTCACGCCGTCGCGCACATCCCGCCAATACTGCAGCTTCTCTTTGAACACGCCTGCCGGGGCATCGTCGGCCTGAGTCGTCAGGAAGATCACCCAACCCTCATCGCGCGACACCTGCCCGCCCAGCGCCTCCAGGAACATCGCCTGGGCATTCGCTTTCTTGCCGAACAGCCATAGCTCATCGACCAGCACCCGCCCGGCCTTCTTGCCGGACACCGTGTCCGTATCAGCAGCCACCACCTTGAGCGTGTTCCGGCTCACCCGGTGGGTGATGGTGCGCAGGTGCTCCTGCACATGGAACATCGCCTGCAGCTCTTCGTCGGCGCGGATCATGCCCGCCGCTGGCTTGAAGCTGTTGTCTGCAACTTCCTTGGTTGGGGCAAGGATGAGGTGCTCTTCATCCTCGCGCCAGCACAGAATGGTTGCCGTCAGCATGATCCCAGCGGCAATGGTGGACTTGGTGTTCTTCTTGCTGATCAGCAAGCCGTACTCGCGGATCAGCTGCTTGCCGGTCTCCGCGTCATAGCCGCCGAAGATGGCGCGCACGAAGTCGAACACCCACTCCTCTGACACCTCGCCAAAGGTCGGCTTGCCGGGCAAGTCCACAATGCGCAGCGCCTTGAATATCTCAAGGGCCTGCTCTGCTTCGTTCGGGTAGATCGGCGGAGGGATGATGCCGCGCTGGTCGATCAGGCGTTGCTCCCAGTCGGGGCAGGCCGTCGTCCACGCGGGCATCATCCCCTACCGCCCTTCACCAGTCGCATCGGCGCTTGTCCTGGGCCGAACTTCCCGGCCCCCACCACGCGCTCAGCAGCCGCCTGCTTCTGATCTTTGATGCCTCCTGCCTTCTTCGGGTACTGGTAAGGCATGAGAGCCTTGGCAGCATCCACCCGAAGCTTGATATCCGTCTCCTGGTCGTTCATTACGCCCTGCAGGAACTTCTGCGGATCACTCGTCAGCAGAAGCTCCGACATGTTCAGTACGGGCTCTTTGGGTGGGCGGCCAGCACCAGGGCGAGCACCACCCGAATTCTCGCGCGGCCCTCCGCTGCGCCCCTTCTTACCTGCCATTTGCTGATTACTCCTGAATCGGCATAAAAAATGCACATGCGAGGACAGGTGGTTTCCGGTCGAGAATCACTCTCACCTTTGACCCTCCCCCTACCCTCGCGTGGAACATCACCGCCGTGGAACCGGTCGGCCCGCCTTGGCTATGTCGCCCAGCGTCTTGGCCGCATGGCACTCGATGCACCTCACGCAGCAGTTCGCATCCGTGTCCTCGCCACCGTTGACCAGCGCCACGTCGTGGTCCAGCTCGAATCCATCGGGGTAGCGCGTCAGTACGTTGCAGTCCTTGCAGGCTGGGTTGGCCGTCCAGATGCGCAGGCGTCGTGCCTGTAGCCGTCTGCCAGTGAGGCGCTGCCCTCCCGGGGTAGGAGCCCATGCGAGGCGCTGGCCTGCTGGCTTCAGACGTGGCTGCATAGTCTTCAGCCTTCCCATCGCGCGCCCTCTACTGGGGTGGAGTCGGACTCCACATGGCACCTCATGAGCTGCGGCACTCTGGCTTCACCTCGCGCCAATACAGCGCGCGACGAGCCCAGTGCTCCACCCGCTCCGTATTGGGCTCGAGTCCAGTCAGCCGGGCCGCGAGGATTACTCCCCGGACGTACCACTTCCACCACCAGCGGAAGCACAGCCGTCCAGTCACCTGCGCCATGTTCACT